ACTTTGTGAACGAAGAGGGCCAGCCTATCGGGAAGGCCGCTCACGTTGACCCGTCATCCGGCACGGTAGCGCAAGTGGTGAACGCTCTGATCGCCGCAGGTTTGATGGCGTCCGCCTGACACGCTACCCTAAAGGTAGCGGGACTGCACCGCACTAGGCCCTATCACTAGAATGGTGGTAGGGCCTAACTCATTTCGGAAGGAGCAAACATGGACATCGACGCCAGCGTAATCGACCAAGTAGGAGAGGCCGCCTATGCGCGGTGGAAGGATGCCGCGCTCGCAGACCTCGCCAACATCATATGCCAAAAAGCCCTATTCCAGATTACCGATGATTACGTGGGAATCATAGTAGGAGACGGTCAACACGTAGCCCTATTGGCGTGGTATTCGGAAGTGACCAATGTGCAGACCACCGACGGGGTGAACCTCGATTTCCATGTGAACTACGATATGGGCGACGGGTGGACGCCCGAAACCAAGTACGCCAATTGCCTTACCATCACGGAACGTCTCAATGTCGGCACGGTAGTCACCGTGACAGGAACGCACGGGTTCACCAAGCTTCCCGCCCCATTATCTTCAGTATTGGCGGCTGTCATCGAAGCAGACCAGAACGTTCTTGAACAGACCGACCGCATCACGTCGAAGAGCATCGAGGATGTGAGCGTGAGCTACGCAACGATCAACGAGACGGCTATGGAACGCGCGTTGACCCCGTACCAGTCGCTTATTAGCCAGTGGAGCCTATGCCGGAACGGAGTCCAGACTGGTGGCATTCTCTCCATGCCTCGCAAGCATCATCAATTACCGTGGTGGCTCAACGCTCAGGATTACATGGGGGGTGACTACGCTTATGGAAACGCTCTGTGACCCGTTCCGCTTGTTCCCGAACCAAGTCCAGACAGCGACGCTTTGGCGGTACACGGCTCCCGGTCTGCCTAACGAACAATTGGCCGACTTGCAGGTACTTGTGAAGCACTCCACCCAGTCCGACCAGCCGACCGAATACGGTTCGCGTATCAGCAGCCGACGCTTCCACATCCAAACGGACACGGTTCCCGAGAGTCTGCGCGATAATATGGGACTATGGCCCGACCTCATGCTGGAACTCTCCGATGGCAGAGTGTACCAAGTCACGCAAGCCAGTCGCGGCGCTGATATGGACATGGGGGAGACTCGGTTCATTACCGTGTACGGGAACCCGTATGGCAGGGACAGCATATGAGCTACCGCCTACAGTTGTCCGCTGAATGGGCTCGCAAGCTCTCCACCCAACAGTTGAACAAGGGTGGCGTGAAAATGATGACGGACATCCTCAAGATGGCACGTCAGAACGCTCCCGTTTTGACCGGCGCTTTGCGTAACAGTGGCCGTTTCCAACAGCTCTCCACCGTGAAGTGGCGTATCACGTTCGGCAACAGTCGTGTGCCTTACGCGCGTATCCGCGAACACACGAACCGGTTGCACCCGAACACGGTACGCTACCTTCAGCGGGCGCGGAACACTGCCGCCAGCCGTGCTAAATCGTATTTCAACCTAGGATAGGAGCGACATCATGATTGATCTGGCTATGTGCATGACCCTACAGAACGAGGGTTTCGGCACTTACGGAAAGACCCTGTTTTTCGGCACTAGTCCCGTATTGGACACGGGTAGCGTTACGAACGTCGAAGGCATCTGGGTCAACGCGAACACGGTTGACATCAACGGCGATCTGTACACCGATCAGCTCACTATCAGTAGCCGCTATTTCGACGTGATCGAACAAGGCCGTCTGATGCTCCGTCTCCTGCACTTCGTCAACAATCGTCTGCATGACTATTGCCGACTGACATGCAACCCCATCGCTGATATAGACTTTGTATCAATCCGCGTGCATCCGGCGACCGCCATCGACATGGACGCCATCGACGGTGAAGGCCGCTGGGTGAAAAGCATCCGGTTCAACGTGGATTACAAACTCGACCCGGCAACGGTAGAATAGTAACCGTCCATTAGTCGCCGCGTGTGCAGTCCCGCCCGACGAAAGGACAAACAATGGCTTCCTACCCCCTTATTGGCAAGAAGACAGTCTACATCGACGATATGGTGATCTCCCCCGACTACGTTCAAGATGAAGTTGGCACCATTACCCTGACTCCCGGCACTACCGAGGTGTCCTCGCAGTCCGGCACTATCAACGTACCGAATGGCTCATATGAGGAAATGAGTTTCGAGCTGAACATTATCTGTCCGAGCGTCCGCTACCTCGGTATGCTGTTTCCGGAACTGTACCATAATGCGAAGTTCAAGCGTGTTATCTCCGGTTCGCTGTCCGAGACGGGTCAGGTGCGTTTCGGCGGCAACGAATGCGTTTCCAACACTCCTCGTGACATCATTATCCATAACGTGTGCGATGGTCATTCGTCGGCGCAGGACTTCCGTATCCCGCAGGCGCTAATCAGCGCGGGCGGCGAGTTCACCGTGAGCCTGTCCGACCCGTTCGTGGTCACACTGTCCGGCTCGATGACCTCCGGTGCGAACGGTGCCGTGGTCATGGGCGAACTTGATCTGGATACCCCGTCATATTACGACGAGGATTCCGGCACCATCAAGACGGAGAAAGTTCAGGTCACCGCGCTTACCGCGTCCCCTAAGAACATTTCCGGCAAACCCGGTGATCATGTGACAGTGAATGTGGTGGCCTCCCCGAATGGTGCGACTGGCAGCATCACCGCTACGGTAGCCGACGCCGGGAAGGCCACCGCTACGGACAACGGGGATGGCACTTGGGATATTCAGTTGAAGCAGGCTGGTACGGGTACCGTCACGTTCAAGGCTGGCGCTGTTCAAACCGTGGTTAACTTCAATATCCAGTAAGTGAGCATAAGTAACGCCCGACACCAGAATTGTGGGTGGCGGGCGCAGTTGAGAGAATGTTCCTAGAGGGAGAACAGTCACATGATATCACACGAATGGAGCAATAATGACCACACCTGTTTTGAGCATCGACACCCGCGAATCGTTCCGCACCCTCACCGTGAAAATCGACGGCACCGTGTACACCATGCGCCCGCTCGGCTCGAAGGATATGCTCACGATCTTGGATAATGCGGAGACAATCGACAAGCTGAGCGCTGGCGTGGCGAACCGTGAGACTTTGGAAACCGCGGAAAAGATTATTTTCCCGTTGGCTGAATCGCTTATGAGTCCAGCTGATAAATTCTCCGAGTGGGCTGAACAGACCCGTAAGCGTAGCGACCTTGCCTATCAGCGTGCCATGACCGCGTTGTGCGGTCTGATGGCGAAGAACATCACCGTTGACATCAAGGGCGAATAAATGAAGTCGTGGGATAGCCTGCTTACTCCCGCCGAGCGGGAGGCGATGAAGAGTTACAAGCAGAAGGAGGCGGCTCGCAAGCCGCTTCCGAGCGTTCATATCCTCGCTGAGCTTGGTGACTTGTATGGGTGGCAGGCTATCCGCGACGTGCTGGAAAACAAGGTTGATTCCTCTCTGATGATGAACCTGCTTAGGGAGGGACGTCGTATCCGACGGTGGCGGCTGGCGGAACAATATCTCATGACGTTCGATTGCATCGCCGCCGCGTTCAGCAAGCATGGCGACCGCAGGATTAACACGATTATCGAAAAACTCGGGAAGGATGTGTGATGGCAGACTCGACACTGACCCTAGACGCCGAGATTAACACCGGCGATTGGAACGCTGGCGTCAAGGATATTCAATCGGGTAGCCGTCAGATCGAAGAGTCGGCGCGACAGGCTGATGGAGCGTTGGGTGACGTTGACAAGTCTGCTAGTAAGTCTTCCAGCGGGTTCGGGAAGTTCGGTGCCGCCGCCGGTGCCGTTGGCGGTCTTGTTTCCTCGGGTATCGGTATGGCTGTGGACGCCATCGGTGATCTTACCGGAGACATTATCGAAGCCTCCGACTCTGCGGACAAGTTCAAAAGCACGCTGAACTTCGCTGGATTGGATACGGGTACGATTGACGCGCTCACCGCCAGCACTCAGACTTACGCCGACCAGACCGTTTACAGTATCAGCGATATCCGTAACGTGACCGCTCAGCTTGCCGCGAACGGCGTACAGGGCTTCGACAAACTAGCCGAGGCGGCAGGCAATTTGAACGCTGTCGCCGGTGGTAACGCGGAAACTTTCAGCTCGGTTGGTATGGTGCTTACGCAGACCGCTGGCGCGGGCAAGCTCACAACCGAGAACTGGAACCAGTTAGCCGACGCCATTCCCGGTGCATCCGGCAAACTTCAAGAGGCGATGCTGAAGAACGGGGCTTACACCGGGAACTTCCGCGACGCGATGGAGAAAGGCGAGATCAGCGCCGATGAATTCAACCAAGCCATAATGGACTTGGGTATGACGGACGCCGCGAAGGAAGCCGCTACCAGCACCAGCACTATCGAGGGCGCGATGGGTAATCTCGAAGCGTCCGTGGTCGGCGTGGGTACAACGATTCTTGACCAGTTCAAAGGCCCGTTGACATCAGGCATCAGCATGTTGGCGCAGGGCATCAGCGGACTTAGTGGCGTTTTTACGGGACTGGTGCAGACTATCGGCCCGATTCTCTCACAAATCGGCACAACGTTCCAGACAGCGTTTCAACCAGTTGTGGGAATGGTGCAATCTCAGTTGCTTCCGGCACTCACGCCGCTTATGAGTGCTTTGCAGAATCTCGGTAATGCCATCATGCCTATTATCACGGCCGCAATCCAGACCATTGCACCAGTGTTGTCTACCATAGTGAGCAACATCGGGCAAACCATGAGTGTTATCGCGACTGCTGTAACGCCGGTGATTAATAACATCGCTGCGTTGATTCAGACGGTGCTTCCGGTAATCCAGTCAGTGTTTCAATCGTGGGGTTCCGCGATTCAGGGTGTCATTAACGCGGTTTTTCCATTCATTCAAACGGTTGTCACATCCGTTATGAACGTTGTCAACGCGATAATCAGCACCGTATTGGCAGCGATTAACGGTGATTGGTCTGGAGTATGGAACGGTATCCAAAGTATCGTTTCCAGTGTTTGGAACGGTATCCAAAGTATCGTTTCCGGTGCCATCAATGCAGTGTCAGGCGTCATCTCAAGCGTGCTGAACGGTATCAGCGGTATTTTCAGCAGTGTGTGGAACGGTATCAGTGGAGCAGTAAGCAGCGCATGGAGTGGTATTACCAGTGCTGTCAGCAGTGGCGTTAGCTCGATGATGAGCTTCATCACCAGTATCCCGAGCCGTATCATGGGCGTGTTCAGCGGAGCCGGATCATGGTTGCTGAGCGCCGGACAGAATATTATTCAGGGTCTGATTAACGGTATTACGAACGCCATCGGCGGTGCCATCTCAGCGGTCAAGAACGCGGTTGGCGGTATCATCGACGGTGCCAAGAGTATGCTGGGTATTAATTCCCCGTCTAAGGTGTTCGACCGTGAGATAGGTCGGATGATTCCTGCTGGTCTTGGCCGTGGCGTATCGGAGAACGAGCGTGCGGCCACTCGTCCGGTGGAAGACATGGTGGACTCTTTTCTACCATCGTCCATCGTGACGCCCATGCCGGTAGTGTCTAGCCCTGTGCCCATGAACGCGAATAGTGGCCCGCGTGTGAGCGCGCCTATTACGGTGAACGCGCTTGACCCGAACGCAGCGGCACAGGAAACCGTGAGGGTGATTAATTTCCATTACGTGTGACATGACGCGCGGGTAGACTGAGGGGTATGGCTATCTTTACCCTTGACCCGCGCGACGTTCGTCTTACCCTGAACGGTTTCCCCTTGTACGGAACCGACTCATACGGGTGCGAGTGGCACGTAACGTTTCAAAACGTTTCGGGCCTGTTCGATGGCGTTGGCTCGACCTTGCAAACCAAAGACAAAGCGTGGTCGGATGGTTGGTTTAGCAATATTCCCGTGGCTCATGGTCGTTCGATCAGTATTGAGGGTCATATTATCGGCAAATGCACGGAAAACTGTATCAACGCTTGGGATGCGTTTAAACGGTCGTTTAATATCACCAGTCAGTCGCTTGTCGTGGAGTTGGGGAATATCAGCCGTCAGGTGCAGGTCATGCAGTCGTCTTCCGCTCCGCTGGTGGAGTGGGCTGGTGTGAACATTCTCAAATTCAGTATCGGCTTGACCGCTTTGGACTCGTATCTTTACGATACTCAGTCAGTGAGCGGAAAAACCGGGTTGCCGCACACTCAGGGCGGTATGACGTTCCCCTATCATTTCGAGGACATCAATACTGGCAGTGAATCAACGTGGGTGTGGTCTGAAACAACCGTGTCGGGTAGCGTGTTACTTACTAACACGGGTAGTGCTCCGAGTCCGGTGACGATTCGTATCGATGGGCCTGTGGACAATCCGCAGGTTGAGCATAGTCCGAGTGGACATATTATGGCGTTCGATCTCAGTTTGGGTGAGGGTCATTACATTCTTATCAACGGTGCCACTCATGAGATTCTTATCGATGGCACCGATCCGGCACGTGGCAGTGTGACCAGACGAGAATGGAGCTACGCGGAGGTCGGGGAGAACATCTGGATGTTCAGCGCCGAGGAACCATCTGATAACGCACGGATGACGGTCACGTTCAACCCGGCTTACATCTAAGGAGGTGCCGGATGCCTTTTATTTCTAACCGATTGCCGCAGTCGAACGGCTTATACTCGGACACGGCGCGTGTGCTGTGGCAGCGTTCCGGATTGCAGTTCGTCGCCGTCACGTTGAACGACGGCACGGTGATAGCCGAACTCCCAGACCTCCAACTAACCCACCTGACGTACCGTTTCGAGGAAACGACCAGCGAAACGGCCACGTTCCCGTGGCGCAACGCTCCCCGCAATTGGGATGAAGCCACCACACCGTATCAGGTCGCCATACTCCTGTTGCGCGAATCTACCGTCCTGTGGGGCGGTATCGTGGTCAAACGCGAGCGTGCAATGCGCGGAGACGGATTAACACTGACGTTGGCAACCGTCGAACACTACCTCGATAACGTGTACGTGCAGGATCATACGTACACGAATCGTGACCAGTGCGAGATCGTGGAAGACCTCGTAACCACCACGCTTAAAAACCACCGTTTCAATCTCGTTGTCGAAGCGTCCCCGAGTAGCGTCAAACGTGACCGCACGTATGAGGCGGAAAGCGACAAGACCCTGCTAAGCGTGCTGCAAGAGCTTGCCACCGTGCTGAACGGGCCGGAATGGTGTACATCATGGCGTGCCATCAACGACGGGCATTATGAACCTGTGATGACGGTCGCCGACCATATCGGCTCCACCACGCCAAGCACGACGTTCGATGAAAGCGTTATGACCACGTTCAACCTGTTGGAGGATTACACGAACGGGTATGGCGCTAACGCGGTAATGGCTGTGAGTACGGCTGACGCTGGAGACCGTCCGCAATCCGATTGGATGATCGCAAACCAACCTAACAGGCCCATGCTGGAATATGTGTTCCAACCGTCCACAAGCATCACGAACAAGAGTACGCTGAACGAACACGCCAAGTCCTCGTTGTTGCAGATGCAGAACGGTACCCAGACCATCACTATGGGCTTGAGTCTGCTTTCCGCTCCGATGGTGTACGAAGAGTGGAAGCCGGGCGACCTCATCGCATGGACTGTGGAGGAAGACGCCGAGCATTTCCCCGACCATAATCACGGTACCGCCCGTATTATCGGGTACGAGATTGATTTTAGTCAGTCGTGGACTATCACCCCGACGTTGCAGCAGGAGGACGATAATGCCGAGCAAATTCAAGTTCAGTCTAGATAGCGCGGACGCTACAGCACGCCAGTTCTCGGACATTAAACGCCAGTTGCATGAACTGCCGCCGAGTATCGTCAACAGCGTTAAACCTATGGTCGATCAGATTACGAAAATGTATGAGGAAGTGCAGACGCTGACGAACAATCTTGACCAGCGTGTGCAGGAAAGCATCACTCGCAACAGCTATACCCGTGCCGAGATTGACGTTAAAACTCAGACGTGGAACTGGGGTGTATTGGCTCCCAATCGTGGTGGTACTGGTATCGCCAACGCTTATAACAATGTGTTTGCGTCAGGCTCTTGGCGCGCGGTGTGGGTGTTGTCTGACGGTACTATGGGCACGGCTCAGTCGATTCGTGCAGTGAAGACGGATATCGTGGACGCCGACGACTTTATTCCGGTTGACGCTCTACGTAAGGTGAAGTGGCGCGTATATCGGATGAAGGATGACAAGAACCAGAATTTTGATGCTGCGCAGCCGTTGGTCGGTATGATCGCCGACGATTTGGACGAAAACGGATTGGGGTTCTTCTGCGAATACGATGAAGACGGCACGCTGGTAGGCATCAACTATCCCATGCTTGGTGTGGCGGCGCTCCGACTCGCTCAACAGGTAGCGGATGACTTGGACGCGCTCAAAGCTAAGGTTGATGCTCTATCCACTGACAAAGATAAAATGGTCGTAGACGATTCGGAGGAATGATTATGGCTATCATCATGCACCCGCTTACCGCGAAGAACGGTTCCCCGGAGTATACGGCGGACGATTACAGGCACGCCATCAATCCTCTATTAGTACCGTCTGATGGTACCGCGTTCAACGGTTTGTCTGGCATCCGTTACGGTTCTCCGAGTCCTCTGGTCACGGTGAGCGGCCTGACTGTTACTGTCAAGCCTCATTGCGGTACCATCAGCCCGTGGGACGGTTTGGGCGCGTACACTTACGCCATTACTGCCAATACGACCGTGCAACTGGCGGACTCCACCAACGATTACAAGATCGCGGTTACGGTGGAAGACCCGTCGCAGTCTCATGGTACGACTCCGCGCGGCCAGCTCAAGGTGTTTACTGCGGGTACGCCTGACTCGAATATCAACGGTCTTGTGATTGCCGAGGTGAACGCCGGTGTCGCGTCTGATGTGGCTCCGATAATTCGCAACAGCGCTATCCTGATGGCGCGTGATCTTGAACAGCTCAACACTATTGACGCGGTGGACGGGCAGGAGGCTGTGACGATGGCCGATAATGCCCATTATGTCAGAAAAGAAGGCGCGTGGAAGCCAGTTTTTGAAACCGTGCGTAATGCATGGCAAGGCGGCTCGATAGCCATCATCTACGGAGAGTCCTCGTGTGCAGTTCAGGTGAATGCCGTAAAAATCGGCTCGGGGTCATGGGATTCGGTAAGCTGGGGCAAGAAGATTAGGGAGGAGTACTATCCGAAATACGAGATGTCGAACCCGATGTTGGTGACTAACGGCGCAAGCCATACTGGCTTTCTCGTGGTATCACCTGACGGGACTATCAGTGTGAGGAATATGGGTGCGGGCGGTTCTGGAGATACTCGTAGTGGCAGCGTGTGCTGGCCGGTGCAGAGGCAGTAATATTACTCGATTTGAATCACAGTGGCGTGCCGCCCGTGGCTCGCACCTCGACGTTCTTCGGAATCGGAACGACGAAGCTTCCCAACGGACGGATTACGTCGTTGGCCGCCATTTGTGGGCCTACCAAGATTGAGCCAGCGTAGTTGCCGTTCAAAATCAACTCAACGCCTCGTCCGGTGAAATTCTCGAACTCAGCCTGACCAAGTTCAACGGACTCTGATACGCCGAAAGTCCCAGTTTTTGGCAAATATACGCTGTACGTTCTCACGCCGACATGGGAGATAAACGAAGCCAACTTTACGCTGATTAACCGCAGTTTCGGGTGCCAGAAAATACTGCTTCCCCCGCCGTATGGAATCGGAGTGAACGACGATTCGTTTTGCATCTTCAAATCGAACCTGTACCAACGGTCTTCCGGCTCAGCCTCCCATACATTGCCTTTTCTGACATAATGGGCATTATCGTCTCGGTCTAAGATGGAACCATGATGGAAATTCTCACGGCAATCATCGGCGTAGGCGGAGTAGCACTCGGAGGATTCATAACATGGATAGCTAACCGACGGTCAGACCTGACCAGCGCATATCAGGCGCTAGTCTCAGCCCAAGGGGATATGAAACGGCAGATTGACGCGCAAGACCAGAAGATAAACGCGCTAATCAAAAACCGTGATGAGTTGCAATACACCATCGACTTGGAGACGGGGTATATTCGCGCGTTAGGGCACTGGCTGTCCCAGTTTTGCGAGATTATTGAACCTGAATTTTTGGAGAATCATCCTAAACCGTCGTTGCCTGATGATTTACGCGACCGTATCGCGTCCCTTGAGGAACTGGCCGGAGATAATGACTAGCCTAACATGACTTATGGGCATTATTGGTGATAATAATATCGATTCGTTTTCGATGATAAGCTGACACTATGAGACGTTTCAAACGGTGCGTGATCCTTGTAGTGTTGCTCGCCGTCGTCTCGTTGATAGTCCACGTCTTGATGACGGTCTACGCCGTTTTATACATGGCGTGGCTGTTCTTCTACATAATCAGCCTATAGGAGGAGTTTCGATGGCTTTGAACGGTATCGACATCAGTAATTGGCAGGCTGGTATCGACTTGTCTGCCGTGCCGTGTGATTTCGTTATCAGCAAGGCTACTGAGGGATGCTGGTACGTGTCAGCGGATTGCGCCCGGCAAGTGGAGCAGGCGTTGAGTCTGGGAAAGTGCGTGGGCGTATACCATTACGCCAACGGCGGTGACGCTGTTTCCGAAGCCGACTACTTCGTGAACAATTGCGCGAATTGGGTCGGTAAGGTCGTATGGTGCTTGGACTGGGAGGCACAGGGTAACGGACTGTTTGGGTCTGGCGCGTCTGCTCAACAGTGGATCAGGGCGTTCTGTGACCGTGTGTACGAGCGTACAGGTTCCCAGCCTATCGTCTACGTGCAAGCGTCCATGCTTAACGACGTGCAGAACATTGGCGATCGTGGATTGTGGGTAGCGCAGTACGCGAACATGAACGCTACCGGATATCAGGATACGCCGTGGAACGAGGGCGCATATGGGTGCGCGATCCGACAGTATTCTTCCAATGGTCGTCTTCCCGGATATTCAGGCGGTCTTGACCTTGACAAGTTCTATGGTGATGTGAATGCTTGGAACTCGTATAAGGCGGGTCATTCGAGTGTGACCAACGTGCCGACGCCTTCCGCTCCTGCTCCGTCTACTCCTGCGTCTGGCACGTATACCGTGCGTTCCGGTGACACGTTGAGTGGTATCGCGTCGAGGTATGGGACTAGCTGGCAGGTGTTGGCGCAGATTAATAATCTGTCTGACCCGAATCTGATTTATCCGGGTCAGGTGTTGAAGATCAATGGTACTGCCAATACGGTTCAGTCCGGTAGTGGCACGTATACGGTGCAGTCCGGTGACACGTTGAGCGGTATCGCCGCCAAGTACGGGACTTCGTGGCAGACTCTCCAGCAGCTTAACGGTATTGCCGACCCGAATCTGATTTATCCGGGTCAGGTGTTGAAGCTGCCGGGTGGCGCACCGGCACCGTCCGTTACGACGTACACTATCCAGTCTGGTGACACGTTGAGCGGTATCGCCGCAAAGTACGGGACCACCTACCAGCATCTCGCGCAGATCAACGGCATCGCCAATCCTAATGTTATCTACGCGGGCCAGACGATCCGTATCAAGTAGACTATTCATGGGAGGTTTTGTTATGAGCAGGGATACTGGTGAGCAGACCAATGACACTGCCATTGCAAATGAGGTGGCGGACGGTAATGATGATTACGTGCCGACGTTCAACGCCGCGACTCGCAAGTGGGCGTATCTGGTTTCCGGTCTGGTCGGTATCGCTGGCGCGGTGCTGAGTTTCGTGAGCGCCGTGCCGGACGTGCCGTCGTGGGTTGCTGTGATGGGTGGCGCTTGCGCTCTGGTCGGCTCCGGCGTGGCTGGAATGTTCGGCGTCCACTACGCAGGCATCTCCAAGTGATACACTGGGGTTACTCCTTTCGAGCGATGGTGTGATGACCAATTGAATCAGCCCGGCACTGGTCTTGATGACTGGTGCCGGGCTATTCTTTGCTTAGTTGCTTAAGAGTAATTTTCGTTTTCGGTATTCGCTGAACACTGGTGTTTCTTCCGGGTGGTCATTGTATGCGCTGACCAGCCAACCGTTCTCATACGACTCTTTAGGGTGCTGGTGGATACGCCCGTGGCATCCCATTGTTCCCGACCCGCACACGGTAATGAGATTGCTGGGTAGGTTCAACCCTTCCCAAGCGTGGGAGCGCATACGACGGTGATGCAGGTTGAACGCGGAGGCGCTCAACGTTCGTCCGCAGATGAAGCACCTCCCGTGGTCACGGTTGAACACCTTCATACGGGTTTCGATATCAGGATCGGTCTTGCTCATCGAACACTCCCGTGCAGTGGAAGAACCACAGATTAACCGGAGCGACCAGACGGAACGAGTATTGTTCCGTATTCACGAATTCTGATTCGCGTATGGGTGTGGTTTCTGCTCCCTCGATACTGTTCAGGATTTCGTAGACTCGGAGGAACGCTTCATAGTCTTTGAAGCCTATCTGTCCGAACGTGAGTTCCTGCCCTAGTCCTTGGTTGTCGATGATTCGTTGGAGTTCCGGTTTCTTCAGGAGGAGGTTGATGATTGAGGTCAGGTAGTGGACAGTGTCGTTTTCCATTGTTGTTCCTTTGGTGTGATGATGATTGGACTGATCGTGCAGATTTTTTTAGACTATCTTCTAGTCTTTGGTCAGAATGTCATAGCCGAGTTGCTCGGCCAACCTCAACCGGTATTGCTTTTGTGGTTTGCGGCGTCCGTTTTCCCACATGGCGACCACGTTCGGACTGGCGACGCCGATTCGTTCGGCTAGTTCCGCCTGTGAATACCCGTGGCGTATCCTCCAGTATTTGATGCACTGGCCGATGGTCACGCGGTCGCTGACGCTCGCGTAGTCAACGGGGATGTTGCCAACGGTTTGCCGTGTGAAGAACTGGCCGGTCTGACTGTCCTGTTCCACGGTGACTTCTTGACCGTTGATTACTGTCTTGATCTTGTTTTGCTTACGCATGTTTTACCTCCCTACAATGTGATATATATATTATATCACATTGTTTTCTGTTTCGCCAAACAGTTCACTAATGGCTTCGCGCCCGTCGTCGGTCAGAGCGAACCGCCAGCAATGGCGATGCCGACTGTTCACACCATCCCGATCAACACGGCACACATGACCGGAACGCACAAGCTCAATCATGCGCGACCTCAAGCCCTGCGGAGTATCGTCATACTTCGCCAAGACCGCCATCCGTTCGACTTCCTCATGGGTAAGCGGTCGTTTCGCCATCCAAAGAATCAACAGCACATGAACCTGTTGCAGGCCGAACATTACGCCACCGTCGTTTCAGCGGAGTGGCGTAGGAACGCGGCAATACTCGCCGCCACAATCCACCCGGCAACCCACTTGACTCCGAAACGTACCCGGTTGATCTTGGCGGCCATCGCCCACACCGGGAGCGACACCCACGGGCTGAGACACCAGCCGCAGTAGGCGAGCTCCCCGAGACTCCCCACGTAATCCTTGGCCCACGTGGGGAGCGAGTTTGGCAGGTTCTCGGTCTTTACGGTCAGCTTGCGGCGGAGCGCTGAGAACACGTAGCCGGGGCCGGGAGAGAGCTGCACAACGGCAGTCGAGTATCCCGCTGTGATTCCAGCGGAAAGCACGGCAGTCCACCAATTACCATCAGTCTTCATTGGTTCTCCTTTCCTCGTGGCGACGCCAGCAGTTATACCGTTTGTCGTAATCCGCGTACATGGTTTCGTAAAGCTTTTTCGCCTCTTTGGTGGCTTCCTCGTATTTAAATCCGTGGTGTTCCAAGACGTATTGCGCGGCACCAATCCAGATGGATCGGCGAACGTGTTGATACCAGCGGTCGAACAGTTTGCCACACACTTTGTCGTGTTTGTCGTCTCCGAGGAAGTCGGCAACGCTCTCCACCACGAACGTACGAAGAGTGTTCACCGTGATACGGTTCCGGTTGAACAGTTCCAGCACATCGCTGGTTAAAGTGTCAGGCTTCATCAGCAGCCTCCTTTCCTTCGGTTTCGTCGTCCGCCACATAATCGGCTAGGCTGATGTCTTTCGGCGTGAGGTAGATCAATCCGTCCAGCAAGATCATCGGATAACGCACGCCTACGCCTTGGTCTTTGGCGATGGCGCGTATCGCTCTGGCGGTGGGACTCCCAGACGGCACGACACGGAGCCTACGACCCATCTGCTGTGCGTACACGCGGCACCCCACCAGATAACCGGCGTCCTGCCAGTTGCACGTGGGACAACTTTCGAACAGGACGAACATGTCCCGGCTTTCCAAGATCGCTGCCGTCTTCATCAGAACGTCACCCCCAGAGCGTCGGCCAGCACGTCGGAGATATGGAGCGTTGCCAACTGACGGCGCTTGTGTTCATGGATCTGTTCGGTGATGTCCTTGCGGTACACGGGAATGACCTGATGGTGTGCGGCTCCTACCACGCGCGGGTCGAACATCGAGAAATACAGGACTTCCAGCGAGTCGCACACGACGAAGTATTGGAGTACCTGAGCTTTGTACTGGTCGGGGAGGAAGTCGAAGCCGGTCGCCTTGCTGTCTAGCGTGTACTCGGGTAGCACCTGTTCGATGGCTTCGACCAGTTCGGGTTTCAGGTTGGCGATATGGGATCGCATGGCGTCGGTGTGCATCATCCACGGTACGACGGTCTGCAAATGGTAGGCGGAGCCGAGCGACTTGCATTCGATGGCCCACGTTGGCTTCTCAGTGTTCTCGTAGGCGTCTGGACTGCAAGCGATACGGTCATCATCGTCACTCTCCCAAATTCCGCAGTCGGTGACGCAATTGCCGGTGTTGAAGCCGAGCGTTTTGAGTGTGGTCTGGATGTTTTCGGGTTCGAGACGGTGGCCGCGTTCCATCGGCGGTTCACCGTCCGCTGGTTCGGCCCACAGTTCTGCAAGGAATTTCCAGAAGTCCACGCCGACTTTCAGCCGCTTGTTCTTGGCTTCGGCTTCGGTAATCTTGATGTCGTAGTTCTGAGCTTTGCCGTAATACTCATTGGCTTTGTCGGGCGTCTTCGCTTTCTTCGCCTGTTCCAACGCCTTGTCTCGGTATACTACGAGTTTTTCCACGTCGGTCTGGGTGTAGTGTTCCAATGCGAGTCCGCCGCTTTTAGTGCCGGTGATACGGCCCATGCGTTCGTTGAGCCATGCTTCGGTTTCGGTGGCTTGCGATACATTGATAATCTTCATTGTGGTTGTCCTTTCTGTTGGGTGTGGGCGGGTGATGAGTCCCGCCCAGCCGAATGCGCCGACAGTGTATGGACCGAGATGGGTCGGCGCGTGGATAATAATCGATATTCAGTTATGGTTCCCCCCAGCCGACATGGTGAACGTGGATGTCCGCGAAAACATCCCAATGGTTTGTTTCGTTGGACTGTCGGCTGGTGGGAAGTCTTTTAGTCGCGTGGGGCGAACCGCACGATCAGCCATAGGCCGGTCAACAGGTAGATGACGCTCACAAGGACGGTCGCGGCCTGCGAGTCCGCCGTCCGCCACGTGAACAGCAGGGTCATGCTGCTCACGAATCCGATGATGGCGAGCATGGTCTTGATGCGGCGGAGCGTGTAGTTCGGCTTCCTGACTTCGTGGTTGCTGTCGTGGTTGTTCTTCTGTTGATTCATTTCAGATCTTCCAGTTCATTTCACATTCGGTTGATGGCGTTCATCAGATTCCGGAAATCGGTTTGGGTGAGTCCACGCCATCCCCTGACCTGACGGTTCAGAGTACCGTTGATGAACTCGCCGCGCGCCTCGGACGGGATGTTGTGGACGTCCATCGCCTTGACCAGCTCGGCGTACTGTTCGGCGCTGATGGTACGGTCGGCAGTATCGTAACGCTGTTTCGCATACGCGCCGTCGTCGTCCTTGTCTGGGAAGATGCCCAACACCGCGTAGAGACTGTAGCGGCGGGCGTAGGTGATCGCGCTGCCGACCTGCTGGGGGTCGCCGGTCACGAAGAACGGGTAGGAGCAGGCCACCATCTGTTCTTCATCGTCGAAGATGATGGTCTCTACTGTTCCGATGACCTGTCGCGCTTCTCCCGTGTTGTCGAACGTGACGCGCTGGCTGAACGCCAGCCCGTGTTTCTCGAAAACGGGTTTGATGGTTTTGAGTATTGTGGCGAGGTTGAGGTACTTGTAAGTCCGGTTGCCTGCCTGTGCGGTTTCGTCGGTGACGAAGTTGGGGACTTCGTTGAGGACTTTCATGAACTTGTTGCTGAGGTTGTTGGTTGCCATCTCAATGTTCCTTTCTGATAGTGTGATGATATATAAGGTACCTCGCGGCTGCTGGCCGCGAGGCGAGTGTGATTACTTGAGTTTGTGGACTAGGACCCTCACATGGAGGCACTGGATGTTGTATCCTCCCGCGAAAATGCTCTTGACTGAGAAGCGGCCTTTGGGTCCGGAGATGATGCCGTTGATTCTTCCATCGGGGCCGATGTAGGTCCACTCGACTTCATCTATGCCTCCGGCCTTGGCGTTGCAACGGTCGATGATGTCGGCTTTCTTGCAGGCGGCTTCCTTGTCGAGGAACGTGGCGAACTTTACGGGGTCGTAAACGGAGTCGTATCCATGTTCTACGACTATCTTGCCATAGGCGCTTTTAAGGTCGGCCTGAGCCTCAAGCTTGCCATAGCTGTCGAGCTCGGGATCGTGCCAGATGGCTCCACGCTTTTCCTTGTACTGCTTGTAGAGGGCCGGGACTTGTTCGATGATGTTGGCTTTCCAGTTGTCGAGCAGTTGGTCGATGGGTTTCAGGTGTTGTTCATTGTGGACCTCCTTGGGGTATAAGATCAGGCTGTTTGCCTGATATATCCATTATAGCACATGTTGTGTGATATTACAAACTGATGTCTGTATTTCTCAACACTGCCGAGGGAAGGGCTTTTCTGCGTTTTCGGCGGTCACAGCTTCGGGTATGCACTACGGTCAAGTTCCGTCACATCAACAACCTGATTCGGCTGAGGGTCTCCCGCAAAGTCTCCCACACCGGCCAACATGTCGTTTGCCTGTTCGAGCAGTAATCGACGTCATCAACCACGTAGCCGTCATCATCCCCGCCAAATGTACCGATACCGTCAATAAAGCGGCCGGACGGTTCTACCACATCATCAAGCTGGATTACGGTACGCTTCGGAAGCCCAAGTTCCGCAAGATCGGCGTCCGTATAGTCGCTTAGATTCGGTATCTGCGGCAACGAGCCGACATCGAAGAAGTCGGCCGCCCAGTCGGGCCCATACTGTGTGTTCTCCTCATCCCACTCACGGATGGAGATTTCCATTGCCTTGTTGTTGTCAACTAATACCACCATGATGTTTTCCTTTCCTTGATGATCGATGGTGATTGATGGGGCGTGATTGGTAGGCTCACGCCCGAAAGCCCGGAGTGTAGGGAGACTACTTACGTTCCCCTCACGCCTCACTCTGCAAGCAGTTCGGAAACCGCATTGTCAAACTCTTCGGAGAACAGCCAAGTGCGGTAGAAAACCTCAAGTTTTTCAGGATTATCAAGGGGTGCGTCGTAAGCGTAATCGCTGGCGACGAACCCATCCCAGTCATCTGAGAACATGACGTTCTGCATATTCTCGGAACTCTTGCTGGCGTTGCACGTCCATGAACCGTTATCGTTGCCGGTAACTGGAAGCTCAACGTCGTCATACTGGTTCCAGCACCATTGGTAGGTCGGCGTAATGCCGTCCGCATAATCCTTGAGGGTTTCAACGATTTCATCCCGCAAGTCGGAACGGTATGCCGTTGCGAAAGTGTTTTCATCACGCATTTCAATACTCCTTGTTCATGGAATAGATCAAGCCTTATTGCTTGATATATTTATTATATCACATTGTGTCTTGTGATGCAAACAAAAAAAGGCCGGGCCTCGCCCGGCCTGTAATCACTCTTCCTCGGCGTCTTTCCTCGCTATCTCGATGATCTTGGATACCGCAGCAGCCATATTCTTGATTCCGTTACGTGAAGCGAACGATGTCACCTGATGCACGAACTCGTCGTACAATTCCATAGGCACCAACCCGAGCATGTCCGAGTTGCAATCATCCACGAACTGTTCAAGTTCTTCGTATTCGCGGGTCAGAAACAAAAACTCCACGTTCTTGTATTCGTACTTCACATTCAAACCGTTCAGGTTGACTTGCTGCGGTTCTACGTGCGGTAGACTGTCCTGATCGAGTCCGCTCAGCAACAAGTCGTCTACGTTGTCCATTTGAGTGACCAACTGCGCCAGAAGTTTCTCGTCGGCGTGGCCGGTGAGTTCGTTGGCGGCTATCTGCTTCGCCGTTATGGTGGAACGTGTCATAGGCTTCGTGTCCACGATAACCGGGATACGTTGGATACCGGCGCGGGCGGCGGCTCTTGTACGATGATGGCCGGAAACAATACTTATCGGCCCTTCTCCGTTCGGCTGCGAACAGTACGGCAATGATTCCAGCATTCCACGCAGTTTGATGTTCTGTGTCAGAGCGTCGAACTTACGCGGTTCCATGACTTGCGCGTTCAGGTCTTGTTCCTTGAGATTGACCACATCAACCCACTTGATTACCAAACCGTCGGCTATGGTCATTTCTTGCGACGTGTCGATATCGGCCATTATTTCCTCCTGTTCTCCTTGGCTAGGAACTGTCCGAGAATGTTCCTTAAGCCGATCTCGTCGTGCCAATCGCTCTTATACTGCAATTGGTACTGTCCGTTCTTACGGTCGCGTCTGTCCAGCTTCATCAGGCCGCGCAACCCCTTCGCCTCTGGGTATCGCGTGTACTCAACGGTTGCCAGCTGATCGCACGCATCAACGATGAGCTGCGACTTGGGCGTAGCGCAGAGCTGGAACGTGGAACGACGCAACGCTATCATCGTGACCAGCTTCGTAAGCCGATACCGTTCGTGTGATACACCGAACGCTTGACGCAATACCGCATATCGAGTCGTGTACATAAAGTTCGGCAAACCATATCCGATAATCCCGGCAACGTAACCGTCGATTAATACGAGAACACACATCGAACTTACGTTTCCCGATATCCTGTGCCGCATGACTTGCAGATACGAGTCTTGGGCAGCGCTATCATGCAACGGTACGACCTCGATTTTAGAACGTTCGGTAATCCGATGATCTCTGGGCAATATCGGTATCGGTATCTCCGACGATTTCGACGCCGCCACAGTCACCATGTTACCGCCGACAAGACGTTTGACCTCGTTCGGACGGTTGGAATTCATGTAAATCATACTGTCCAGACCCAGACGCCTAGCGTAGACCGGGCTATCAGTTGCGGCGTTTCCGGGCGTTTGCTGCTGCTGGCAGATCAGCAACGCCTTACGACCATCGAACAGCTTACAGAGCTTGGGAATATCAACGGGAGCATTGAACACGTTGTATTCAGGTTCCGCCCATTGGAATCTCCCCCCGGTATCGAAGAACTTTTCATAAGCGCCCGGATACGTAGGAGGATTGGCGAACACGATGGTGTGCGGATCGTCCATGATACGTTCCGCGTACTTCATCGGGTCGGTGGCCTCATATTTCACCCCACCCAGTCTGACCATATTCGATGCGATTCGCTCCCGTAACTGGCCGACGTGTTCCGAGTCGTTGATGTCAAGATCAGCCAGAAGCTCACGGTAGTAATCGACATCTTCGTGCTTGCTGAGACGCATACGGTATTGCGCCATGATTACGGTAGCCGCGTCATCCGCAGCGTTCCCGGAGAGCGGTACTGGTGAACCGTCAACCGTTGCTCCCATTTCAGTGAGAGGCGTCCCGCTATACGCATATCCGAGCGCTGCGGTGTACGCCCA